CCAAGGTTCTGTGCTTTAGCAAGTTCCTGACCAGTGAGTGCAACATCAATTGACCATACTGGTTCAAAGGTTGTGTTAGGTGTTGCGATTGCTGCCCAAAAAGATTTTCCTGAAAGTACTGGCATATTAATTCTCCTTTTTACTGTGATGCGGTCATCGCCGCTTTCGTTAATGTGAGTGTATTGTGACAGAACTAAGCAGCCCTGTCAACATCTTTTTTTGTATGCTTTTATTACATCAGATGAAAAAAGTTTCTGTAAGTTTAGAAGATACATCTTAGATGCATTGTGGTCACCACCTGAGACAGACCTTTTATAGTCTAGGTTGTCAATGATTCGGCGTAGACTATCCGTATCAAAGACAAGAGTAGCAAAGATGTCGTCACCTATACATAGGTTATGGAACCAGTAGTCTGCTTCCGTTGCAGCAATGCCACTAGGTTTGCCATAGGATTCATATTCAATCGCTATGTTACCAGTGTGCTGCCAGACATCACGCTCAGATTTAACTTCAATCTTTTTGTCTTGAAGCATATCTGCAATTGCTTGTTCACGTACCTTACCGTATTCTAAATCTAAATCAAACTTCTTACGATTAGCTACGCTTGGTTCTAGGTTATTCATGTTGTCTCCTTTCTAGTGTGTTTCAGACCAGTTGTTACCTATCTTATATTCACTGTCAAGTGGACACTGAACATTTAGTTCTTTCTCTACACGTTTCATAGCGGCCTGAGTTATCTTGCCAAAGCTTTCTGCTTGGTCAGCTTGTACCTCAAACTGATACTCATCGTGTATAGACGCAACAAGATTGTAGTTGTAATCTCGTTGCGTCATAAGCGTTATCTGGCGTAACCATTCCTTACAGATGATTGCACCTGCTCCTTGCAGTAGTAGGTTTGCGGCGGCGTGTTGTTGCCTAACCTTTAGGAGCCTACCATCAAGGCCACGTATATAACCATTACCTGCCGCCCGGTCAATCTTATCACGCAAAGATTTCAAGGCGGGTAGGTTAGCCATAAACTTATCCATGATGGCCTTACCTTCTTTAGCACCACCACCTACGATAGTACCAATCTTAGCGGGACCTGCACCATATATGAGTGCATAAATAAATGTCTTCGCATCATCTCTGGTTGGTAGTCCTGCCGCCTTTTGATTAGCCGTATGGATGTCACCACTAACAACCTCGTTAGTAAAGTTATTATCGCCCATGTAGTGAGCAAGACATCTTAGTTCCAAAGAACTAGCATCACATCCTAGTAACTTGTATCGACTGTCACTAGGTATCCACACTGCACGGCACTCCTGACCGAAGGGAGAATAAACGGCAGGTACTTGTGCCATGTTGGGTGAATTGTGTGCCATACGTCCACTGATGGCTTTCAAAGTAATAACTCTACCATGAACCTTACCATCATCCTTCACTACGTCCAACCAAGATTGGACTTGTGAAACTCTTTTCTGCAACAGCAGATAGTGTGCAATCTTCTGAGCCTCTGGAATATCTACATCCTTTAACGTACCTTCATCTACAATTGGATGACCAGTAGGTGTAAAGTTAGTAGGCTTCCAACCTTTCTCCATTAGACGCTTACCTATCTGTTGCCTAGATGCAGGATTGAATACTTCTACATTGTCCTTTAATCGCTTACCAGTCTTCTCTGAGTAGCGTTCAGTAACAATAGGTGGGAAGATGCCCTGCATCTCTTGTTCAATGGTTACAGCCTGTTCTGTGAGCCTTGCAACTAGGCAAGATGCTTCAGGTACATTAAGTTTGAAACCATTACGTTCTTGTTTGTCAACGATTGCTCGTACCTGATGTTCTAATTCTATACTCTTCTTAGAATATTTCTTTAGATTAGGTACAAGATGTTTATACAGTCTTACTGTAAGCTTAACATCGTTGACACAATAAGTTAACATCTCTTCATTAAAAGAAGAGAAGTCTTTGTAATCCATCTTAGGAAATCCTAAACGCTCACCCCATGCGGCTAGTGAGTGTCCACCTTCTAAGGATGGGTCAAGAAGCTGAGACAGGATAAGCGTGTCTCTCACCTTTCTAAGTGGGATGTTGCTTCCTGTAAGTTTGTTTAGTACAGGTGCATCAAAGGACACTCCATTGTGCATGACAAATATATCAACATTGTCAGACCAATGTGCGAAGTCCTTGATGCTTTCACCGTACCACTTCTTGACATCGCCAGTGTCCAAATCTTCTGCGACAATACAATGTATTATCGTAGCGTCAATGTCATCTGTTTCAATGTCTAGTGCTACTCTCAAAGGAAATCCTCCATTTCTGTTTCGTTATCAACTTTCTCAAATGGGTTGTCAATTTCAGACATCCTACCAGTTTTCTTATCATATAGCAAGTAGGTTGCTACACCTGTCTCACCAGCATAACGATTCTTTAGAACACGTACTGTGGTGGTGTTGGCTTGTGTAACATCCTTTGCCTGTTGGTCACGCTCAAGTGCAATGACTGCATCACTAATCTGTGCAATGCTATGTGAGCCACGTAGATGGTTAAGAGAAATCTCTTTACCTTCTTCCTGCCCCTTATCACCTGATGCCCTACGCAAGTGAGACACAAGTAACATAGCACACTGTGTTTCTTCCACCAGACTACGAAGCTTAGTCATAAGCTGGTCAATGTTACGCCGTTCATCTGCACCTTCTAAACCTGAGACAAGGATAGATAGGTGGTCAATCAGAATGAACTTACAGTCAAGAGCCTTGACCATGTAACGTACACGGCTTAGTATTTCATCCGTAGTCATTGACCCGAAGTGGTCAAAGGCAAAGAACCTGCGAGTTCCAATGGTCTTATCCTCAATAGCTTTGAGTTGTTCCATCGTGTAGTTCTTTCGTATCTCATCAATGTAGATACGGTCATTAGCTTCAACAGACATGAGATGGAAAGCAGTCTGTGTGATGTTCTCTTCAAGAGAAAAGACACCAACATTGTGTTGGGTCTGGGTAAGTAAGTGATGCATAAGTTCACGCATCAGGCTGGACTTACCTGCACCAGTACCTGCTGTCAGTGTAACTAACTCACCAGTACGCATACCAAACAGCTTCTCATTAAGACCTACATAAGGATACAATACTGTTTCCTTATTGTTCTCAGCATACATACGCTCAGTAATGTCGGCAAGGTTGAAGATACCTGCTGGTGTGTACTGTCTAGCATTCCACCATGCACGATTGAACTCTTCACGCTTGTTAAACTTTAGATACTCATTGGCATCCTTGTACTCCATGTCCATAATCTTACAGCGATTAGGTTCAAAGAGTTGAGCAACTGCGTTGGCTGCTTTCTTACCATGCTCGTCATTGTCAAAACATATTACGATTGTTTCAAATTGATTGAGGTAATCGTAATTTTGTTTCACATCTTTTAGTGCAGAGGCCGCACCATTCTTGATGGAAACTGAAGGCCACTTGGAACCCATCAGTTCGTATGCCGCCATAGCATCAAGTTCACCTTCACATATTGTAATAAACTTACCAGCCTGTTGAAAGTTCTTCTGACCAAACAGAGTACCTGATGGCAGTTGACCCTCTGCATTGAACCCCTTGGTTGCTACATGGCGAACCTTGTTGGCGACATGGGAACCAGAGGCATCATGGTATGGGTAGATATGTTTAGTAATATTACCACTAGCATCACGCTGTGATTGTACACCAAAGAAGCGGCAGGTTTCCTGACTGATTGAACGGTCAGTCAAGGCAGTCAACTCACCAGTAGAGAAGTGAGTTTGTACTACACCTTGAATAGGTGCTGGTCTAATTGGTTGTGAATTATGCATATGGTCATCCCCTTTCTTTGTGTATGTATTACATGAGAAACAATACTTATGACCATCGTCATAAAGTATGTTGGCATCGGATGAGCCGCAGGAATTACATTCTCCACGGCCTATCTCTTTTGATTGCTGGTAATCCATCTGCATGACATCTCCTTCTGATTAACGATAATAGTATAAGGCAAGTACCTCTCCTTTGTCAAGGACGTACAGCATCCGGTCAGTCTGCTTTGTCTCAAAGCCTATGGCTCTGGCAAGTCTAGCCCTGTCCTGCATCCATTCAGATACATCATCTGTTGTCTCAAAGTTATAAGGAAACTTGCCTGATATTTCAAGCCTTATCTGTTTCATCTCTTATCCCCCGAACCTTTAATGGTTCCATTAACCTGACGTTCTGCCAGTTTATGGATATTATTTCTAGCAACCTGCTCTAGTGTTGTGTCCAACACTTGTGCCATTGCTGCGACATACCACAAGACATCTCCAAGTTCATCTCGCAAGTCATTAATTTTTTCAGACAACTCCTCAACATCATACCCATCGCGGATAAACTTCTTAACCTTGTTTGCAATCTCACCTGCCTCACCTGCAAGGCCAAGGGAAGTGTATGCATAGCCATCACGCTCCGGGAAGATAGCAGTTTTCATAGCTAGATTTTGATAATCATTTAGTTCCATCTGTAAGTTCTCCTTTTGTTATCCAACGATTTGCAATCAATCGGGCATAATCCAGTAAATCAGTGACGTGTTTGCCTACAATCTTACCATCTTTAGCTAGTAAGATTTCGTATGAATATCTCCACATACTAAGCTTCTCACTTACAATTGATATAGTGGCTTCCCTGTCCTCATTACCTGAGTATTCTTCTATAAGTTCAGGTGTCATCTCTATCTTCCATACTTGCTAGGT